AAAGATAACACGCACTCTTTTGATCTGCTTTATAAGATCCTGTGTAGATTGATCCAGAGCCTTGAAGTCTTGAATGAACCCTGCAGGTTTACCACAGTTGAAACCACCGTCATTGTCCTTTAGGTCAACATTAAGATTGTCATTCATAACTGTCTTAATGTATTTGTTTGGTGTATCACCAGAACCCATGACAAATCGCTTATACATATACCTCTGCATAAACGGACGAACACTCGCTGTGGTGGAATAAAATGTTTCACCATCTGGGACTTCAAGTTTGTATGTACCACCCTCAACAACTTCGACATTGACAGACTTGCCATTGATCTCAGATTGTCCCATCAAAGGTGAATGATTGATACGTAGTCGAGCCAGTGTACTGGACTTCTTCTTTGTATCGCTTTCAGATGCCATACCCATAGCTTTCGCCATAACTGCATAGTTATCTGTATCTATTGTTGTAATGTTTGCACTCATATATTTATCTCCTATCTTACTTAAAGAACTATAGTTATATCACATGACATCTTTAGTGTCAAGCCAATTATTTCCTATTTTTGATTCTAATAACAAGGGTACATTAAAGTCTATATTGAAATGATTGTCAACTATATTTTTTAAGTTCTTGTTAATATCTTTCATCACCTTTAAAACTTGATCTTGTTCATCTGGATGAATGTCTATAACGATAGAGTCATGTACAGAATTTACAATACAGCTTTGCATATTTTGCAAGGCTTCCTCTATTCGTATCAGAACCAAAGGAACGATGTCGGCAGTAGCAAAACTCTGTACAGGATAGTTCTTAATCTGTGTCCCATACGTAACTTTACCATTGCCTTTTCTTTCAACATCTGGAAAAGAAAACTCTCTGCCAGATGGTGTTTTTATCCTCAAAGTATCTATAGCTTCTTGGGCAAGATTACTATGCCAGTTAGCTATACCGTCATACTTCTTGGTAAACTGCTCGTAGTATTCAGCTTCAGCTTTTGTTCTACCATACCCTGTAGCACCATAAAGAGGTGCAAAGGTATGTGCTTTAGCTTCTTGTCTTGTAGTAGGCTGTCCTGCTTCCGATATGATCTTTGCTGTGTAGGCATGAACATCCACACCATTACATATCTCACGAATGGCAGTTTTATCCTGCGACAAAAATGCTGCAACTCTAAATTCTAACTGTGCAAAGTCTGCTTCAAGTATCTTACCTTTGTTCCAACGAGATATAAATACTTTCTTCACAGGAAATGTACCACCTCTGGGCATATTCTGCATGTTAGGGTCTGCTCCACTAAATCGTCCAGTAGAGGTGCGATGCTGTAGTAATCTAACGTGTAGCTTACCATCTCTCTTAACATGGTCTGCTATGCCCTCTACAAAGCTAGATAGGTATGTTTCTACAGCAGACAACCTGCGTATCTTCTTCAAGAAACTTTCTGCTGTCTTGTCACCTTCTCGTCTAGCCATGTTCTCAAGTATCTCTACATTTGCTTTGTTGATTGTGAAACCACTGTGACTAACCCAACGTGAATTAGGTGGCTGTCGCTTTAGACCAGCTACTTCATTTCCAACATTCTTGTATATAAACCCAAGATTATTACATGTGGAACATTTTGTAGGTCTGGCATATGGCTTACCGTCTTTTCGCATCTTTTGTATCACACCTTTACCATCACAGGCTTCACATTTAAATGCTTTCTTCTTGTAAATAGTTTCAGCTTTGTCCAGAACTTTGCTTTTAAAACCATTGTAGTCCATATTGTGATCGAAACAGCTAGACCAATCATTCTTATCTTTTGGCTTACGGCTGTATATAACCCACGATAGTTGCTCTGGACTATTCAGATTGATAGGAACATCACCCATGAGTTCTCTAACTTGTACATTTAAATCTTGTACAAGCTGTCTCTTTTCTTTTTCGAACTCTTGTCTAACTTCTTCTAATCCTACATAATCAACAGCAAAACCATTCCTGTATATCTTACACAAACAAACAGCCACCATGTTTGTAAGGCTAACAGTATTCATCAACCCACTATCTTTACCATATAATCTGCCGAATATCTTATCTGATAGTTCATCGGTGGCACGTAAGTCTGCCACTAGATACTCAGATAACTCGGCATGAGGTATGTCACGAACAGAGAACCCTTTTTTGAAATATTCTTTTAATGTATCTTGCTTCTTTGTTTCTAGTCCATACCTCTCTGCACACATCTCAAGTGATGACGGTTTCTTTTGACCTCGCTGTAAAACGTAGTCCCCCAACATTGTGTCAAAAACAATACCGTCATACTTGAAACCAGACTCCCACAACCAGAGGAGATCGTGTGATACGTTGTGGCATACAAGAACTGTAGCCTTATCAAGCATATCTTGAACAATCTTTTGCCCATCTGGTGTGGGTTCTGTTTCACTGTGGTCAAACGTAACTACCTGCTCACCAAGCTCACTCTTCATTCCAATCATGACAAGGGAGTTATTGGTTTCAAAAGGATCTAGGTGTAGCCTATCGTTCCGTTTGGTTACAGTATTCTCTACATCAAGCACTAATTTCATAATCTATTCCCTTGATTATTTTTCGAATCTTATTAACACTTACTCTAAACCATTCTCCATTTCTGTCAAGAGAAATCTCACTTATTACTTCATGTGCTATCTCTTCAGCCACTTTACGATTTAAAAAATATTTGCTGTATTCTAATCTATAATCTCTGTGAGGACTAGATGTTTGATAACTACCACACCTATCCTGCGAATCAACAGCCATACCAACCTTGTACCACCCTTTCCATGCAGGGTTGGATATCACATAAACATATCCATCCTTTTGTTTATTATATTGCCGTAATGCGTTCCTAGATATTTCTAGTGCTGTCTCTTTTAGTTCTTCTTTTCTTTTGATATCTTTAACATCAAGATTACCAAAAAGAAATGATAGTAATTGTGTAATCATGCTGTGTCCTTTCTTATATAGTTGCTTACAAAATGTTTAATATCTTTGTGCTTATACCATATATTTTTATTTAAAACTCTCCAGTTATTATGCAATAAAGATACAACAAATTTTTTATTTATTAAAACAAGACCATCTTTATAATCTTCTATTTCTAAATCTTCATGTATCAAGGATATTAATTTTTCTATTCTTTCAATATCTCTCTTGTAAGGATTATTATAGTAGGCTCTATGGTAATTCTCTTCCTCACATTGATCTGATTTGAATTTAGATATTGTTATTTTAGACTCTAAGTTGGGCAAGTCTTTTTTAGTAAATTTATTTAAACCTAAATTCATCATGCTGTGTACCTCGCTGTTTTGTAATCTAAATCACAGACAATGCGACCATGCCAACCAGACAATTTATTCTTAACAACATTGATGTGACGCAGTGTACTTTCCTCACCACCATCGTCATCTCCACCTTTCTTATTTACAGGTGCATCTTTTGCTATCAAAATCATCAAATCTGCTTCTGCTGCCTTACCTGTTCTACTTCCTTCCATCATGGCTTGGTTAAGTACAACCTTGCCTTCTGCTTCGGCAGATAACTGTGACATATAAAATATGGCACACTTATGCTGTTTTGCTATCATACGAGCATGGACGGCATTAGCTTTCAATGCTTCATCCGTCCTAGCAAACCCTGCTGTCTTAGCAAACTTGTCACCCATATCAAGGACAACAACGTCTGGCTGATAAGACTTGCATACACTCTCAACCCAAGACATATCTTTGCCAGTAGCATCACGTAGCTTTACATTCTTTTGTATTGGTGCATACAACTCTTTTGCTTTACTAGGGTTCTCTTTTATCTGGTACTTATCCATACCTGTAGCTGAAGTGAGGTAGCGTAGACCCACACGGTGACTGCCCTCTTCATTGCAAAGCACGACACACTTAGCACCCTGCCTTGCGAAACCATTTACTCCTGCAATCAAACTCGCATGAAAAGACGTTTTACCTGTGTTAGGTCTAGCACCCACTTCGATAAGGTGTCCATCATTGACACCCTCAACGACCCTAGTAAGGGACGATATATTGAAAGACCATCTGGCTTCCATGTCGTTCTTCTGTAGCAAAGTGTCTACATCCATATCATCCCACTCTATGTTAAGGTTGGGAGTGAAGTCATCACCATAGCTTTCGAGTATGTTACGCAAAGGCTCAAGGCTTGTCTGCGAACCATTTACATAATCGAAACCAAGATTGGCAATATCTTCGCCCACAACTTGTTGGAATAACTTTGATAAGACTTCCTGTGCTACATCATTACCCAAAGGATTTTCTTTTTTAATCCGTTTGAATAAATCTCCATATGCACCTTTCTGTGCAGTTGTTAGGGTAGGATTGTTAGCCATGAACAACGCTTCGATCTCATCTGGTGTGACGGTTCTCTCGTAGTTGTACATCGCTTTGTCAATCGCATTTTTAATCTTGCGTACATCTTTACTGAATAATCTGTCTGGGCATCTAGCACCTCTATGCTCGTCATAAAAGGCTCTGTCCATCAAACTTCTAACTAAACTTAATTCCATGCTGTGTCTCCCATTCTTTTTAAATTGTGTATGTCTATCTCTCTACTGTACTTTAGATCATCTGTCAAGCGTAATATTTTTACGTTGTCAACATGACCTCTTAACTCTTTACTAAATGCTACAGTTTTCGGCAATGCGTCTGGGTCTAGTGCCACGATAACAGTTGAGAACTGCGATAAATACTTTTTATGTGTTTCCGAAAGAGATGTACCCAACACAGCAACACCCACAAATTCATCTCCACCGACCACGCAAGCACTTACGCAATCCTCAACTACAACTGCCGTTTTCCCTAACCCATGAGAAAAAGGCAATCCACTTGTACCATACTTTTTCCACTTTGGCAAGCTATTTCTTAACGACCTGCCAATAGCATCAACTATGATACCATTATAGACAATCGGAAAAACAGCACGATTATCTTTTACATCGTAATGTAATTCCCATTCATCAATACCGAACCTCTCTGTGAACCTACTCACTTCACGCTGTCCATTGTACGGTACAACATACTCTGGCATTACAAAGTCAGCATTGTCCAACTCTTTTACAGCATAACCCAAAGACCTCTTAATGTCTTCCGATGTCAACTGGACACGAACTCCACCAGATACGGAACAGGATGCCTTGTAACAATTCCATACAAGACTACCCATATTGTTAGTGGCAGTAAAAGTTTTATAGCCATTACAATTAGGACAATCCATACGCTTAGTTTCTCCATCACGTAACTCTAACTGTAACACTAAACTGTATATATCATTTATCATATTATATCACTTTCACTGTCTGCACTTAAAGTGCTTTTAACATGATTCGTTCTTTTTGTCAATGCATTGTTTGCACTTGTGAATGTATTTTTTATGTAAGGCTGTACCGAACTTATGTTTGTATGCCCTGTAACAGACATAATCTGGCTGATATCTACACCTGCATCGACCATCTGTGTAACTCCAGTTCTTCGTAAGTCCATAAGTCTTAGTTCGTCAGACAGTCCTATCTTCCTCATGACACGCCTTGCCAACATTCCTATCTCGTACTTCCCATAAGGTATGTACACGCCCTGTACAGGCTTTATTTTGGGACATACATATGGTTGAAAGCCAAACTCTTCCTTTTGTTGCTTCAACATCGCATTTAGATCCTCAGAGATAGGTAAAAACACTTGCGATCTACGTTTAGATTGTTCCAAAAACAGTTCTGATCTATCTAAAAACAAATTTTCCCATTTTAACTCTCTCATATCTCCAATACGCTGACACCATTCGTATGCCATCTGCACTATTAGTCCTATACTACGATATTTGAAGTCACTATAACAGAAATCAAGCATTTTTATCACCTCTTCATCTGTCCAGACCACTTTTCTCTTCTTTGGCAGACGTTTTTTCACAGATTTGTAAGGATTAAACGTAGTGTACTCCATATGCACAGCATAATTAAACACAACCGATGCACAGGAGCAAATATGGTTCGCCAAAGTCACTCCTCGTTTTACCCAACCCTCATATGCATTTTTTGCATCCCTAGTTGTAACAGACATAAACTTTTTTGACCCAGATGTCTGTCGTAAAATCTCTAAAAAATATTTATAATCGACTTTAGAACTATCTCTTAACATATTGAAATCATTAGATAAATAGTAGCTGTCTATTAAATCTGACAATGTACTTGTCCTCTTAATATTTCTAATTTTCTCTTGACTCGATCTGTAGTGATTTATTTTTTCGTTAAACCGATTCGCAGCAACCCTCACTATACGCAAATCTGTACCCAGTTCTTTGCGTTTTACCACTCCCTCGTCAACTAAAGTTTGTGGTGGGTTAAATCGGTAATGTGTTTTACCATCTGCTAATTTACGTTTCTGTACATATCTCATAAACTACCCTACCTTTCCCATCTGTAAAATATATGTTTGTCAATTTTTGTTGTTCTCTTTTTTGTCCTCGCCCAATCTGGTTTTACATATGTAGCGTGATAGTGCGTTGCACCTTGCGTGACATCTATAACAATCTTACCAGACATTACAATATGTGCATGATATTTTGCTTCTCGCCATGCAAAACTATCAAAGTCTGGCTCGTCTTTCTGACCATCACAATACCAACTAAACTGGCACTTGTGGAGTACAGGTTTGTCTGTATTCTTATATGTGACAGCTTGCTTTACTACTTCGCATATAGTATCTGGGAAGCGACTATCTTCTACTCTATTCATCACGACTTCAGCTACAGCAACTTGCCCAACCATAGATTGATTTCTTGCTTCGTGATATATATTTAGTGCCATACACATTAATGCTTCAGCTATCATTCTACTATCCTCATTATATCAAAGTGGGCATACACAAGCATCCCCCCTATAAGTATTATCACTATGAGAGCTACCAACAAATCAGTTAGTAGCTCACGCTTGTTTTTTTTATTGGTAGTCAAACTACCTTTTTGCCTTTCATGTTTTTTCATCCTGTTATCCCATAAGCTACGATATTCATTATAAGAGTTATTAAAATAACACATCCCATTGTTAGCAATAATACTTGTCCCTCAGTCATGACAGAAGTTCCTAAACCACTTGCATTGATTGTCACCCTTGCACACTCGTTCATGCTTGGCTGTTTCCCAACATTCAGACTGCCAAGGTGAGAAATACTTTGTCGTAAATCTGTCCACCCAATCTTGACCATCGACTGCCCACAGTCCTAGTATGGGCAGAGGTATGAGCAATAAGAACACTACGAAAAATGCCATGCCAAAGCCTTTATTGTGATATGGTTTCATCTTTAAACTCCTCTTCAAGTTTCTCTTTCAGTTTTTCTTTTAGATCGTCAGCTTTCTTTTTGTCCTCTTTATTATTAAAGTCTCCAAAATCTATGATGACATGCTCATCAAACCAATCTTTATATTGACTCATTGCAATCTCCATATTTTATTTTCGGTAATAGTTCTCTATTTAGTTCCTTTAACATCATTTCAGCATCGCTTAAATCAGAAAAGTCGTAGGACTCTGTTCTTTCGTCAACATCACCATCTGATACCTGATACTCAACACCACCATTAATACTACGTCCTTTTATTATTCTCCACATATCTATATTCCTTTCCTTATGTTAAGACCTTTTGGGTCATATTGATCTGCTATCTCTTCAGGTAAATGCCTACTGGCTGTAGGGTCATTGAAGAAATCATTTAGGTACAGCAAGAATATTAGAAACAACATAGTGTATCCAAAGTATTTAAGAAACTTATGGAATATTATGTAGGCTTCCTGTGCTTGCTCCA